GTAGAAAACCTTCAGTTTTTTCTTGGTGAGAATTCAATATCCATTTTTCAGGACTATTATATTCAGGATTTAAAAATGTATCATGATTTTCATGAGTAAAATAAGCCGTTTTAAATCCATATTGTTTTTCTAACAACATTTGTATGGACAAACCACCACACTTTGGAACATGAATAAAAATAGATTTCAAATCGTGATTTACCGAACACATTGATTTATATTATTCAGAATTAATATTTTATTTTGTTTATTTATTTCATTTTGTTTTTGTTTTCCTAACAAAAACAAAAATTTGTAAAATTTGTAAAAAATTATAAAAATTCGAAAATATTTATTTATACCTTTTTGTTAGATGCAGTGAAATTGGGATAACTATTAGGATGCTGGTTCATAGTTTCTGTGGGTAAACCATACAAATTCGTGTCTGTGGGAACACAATAAGATTGTCTCACAAAATTGTCTTTTTCCATAATACGGGTGCTAGTGTCATAGGCAAAAGGCTGAAATATCCGCGACGCTTCCTGGGGATTTTCCTGCAATGGCATACGATAACTTTGGTCTAAATCGCGTGCAGTCCAGGCAGGATTGGTTGCCCGTGGCTGGTCGGTGGTTAATTCGCGACTTACGGGATACTCAATCGGTCTGGCTATAATTTCAGGCTTAGGTGTCCGGCCACATTCTGAGCCAGTTGTTTTCAAACAATCGCGGTTCATTGTTTTGTCCAATCCCATCAATGAACTTTGAATATCGACGCTGTGGGTCCAGAGATTACCCGCCCACTTTTGCGGGATAATTTGCGGGTCTTCCATATAAAAGGGTTTGGGTCCATTTCCGGGAACATCTAACATATATCTTCCAGGTTCAGTTGCAATTTGATTGTATTTTTCAATTCTGCATGGGTCATCGTAAAAGCGGGTAAACATGAATGGATTAGTTGTTTATTTTATTTTAATTTAATTTGTATTTATTAATTTATTGTATAACGATATTTATTTTATATATATTATATTGTATTATTGTTTAATTTTTTGTTTGATTATAAAATTACCCATTGTTTCGGTAAAACAGAATGAATACTTACAATAGTAATTGACTCACTGTCTACATTCATAGTTAATGTTGCATTGTCTTGAATGGTATCTGAACCATCGGCATCTATGGTAATAGCATTTGTTCCTGCATTTCCTGAATCTATAATTCGTAGTAAGCGTCCATTATGGGAGGATGCTGCGGGTAAATTAATAGTAATTACACCTCCACTGGTATCACATATAATAACCTCGTCAGTACTTGCAACTGGATAGGGTGAAGCACCAGCAGTAACACCGGTTATATCTAAAGTTTCTGCACCACCAGTGTTGATAAGTTGTCCATTAACTTCACTTCCAGCAGGTAAATTAATTGCAGTACCATTAGTAGTACTGATTATGGTAGCCTCATCTATTTTTATTGATGTTGATGCATTTATTTTTGATACAGTAATTGAAGTAGACATTCCTTTTAAAATTATTTTGTATTTTATTTTGTTTATATTTAAAATAAAAATGAAATAAAAATTTAAAACAATATGATATATAAAATATAATCCAAGTTATTATATTATATTATACACAATACACTATACATAATGGTAAAAAATACACACGGCGGTAGCGGACATAAGAAATTTGCACGCAAAGACACAAATGGTGGTGGTGGTGGAAGAAATGCCCGTTTACGTGTGTCTGAATGTTCCGATGAAATGTACGCAATTGCAACTAAAATGTGCGGAAATAATATGGTTCAAGTTCATTGCTTAGACGATATTTTGCGATTGTGTCATATTCGTCGTAATTTCTCCGGACGTCGTAAGCGCGATAATTTCGTTTCTGTTGGAACCTGGTTATTGGTTGGACTTCGGGATTATGACGAAGGTAAAGGCTCTTCGTCTGCTGCTGCATCAGCAACCGAAACATCAAAAAAAGTAAAACTGCCAAACTGCGACTTATTGGAAGTATATTCAAGTGTTGAAAAAGAACAACTCAGAAACAGCATTGATGCACGATGGAGCATTTTAACGTCCAAAGATACGTCCACATTGTGCAGCGAAGCGACGGGTGAAAATGCAGAGGGTGAAATTCGTTTCACAACCGAACATGACGATGAATTGGACTCTCTTTTGCAGAGTAAATCCAATGCGACACGTATTATTGGTGGCGGTTCTGCGGCTGCCGCAGAAATTGATGTAGATGATATTTAATATTTGTGATAGTCATTGATAGTTATAATTATAATTAATTATGGCAAGCAAATCAATTATAATTCTTTTGAATACAAACGTAAAAATAAAACAATTAAGCAGAACACATTTCACAAATCTCTTCTTTTTTTCCATTTTCTTCATCCTTTTCATCTTGTTGTCCCTGTGCCAATGCATTCTTCGGCGGTTCAATGGTAAATTGCTGTGCATTATGTGCCGGTTTGCGTCGCAAATAATAGATGCCCGTTTTCAGTCCCTTTTTCCACGCATAAATATGCATGGACCCTAGTGTGCGAAAGCTCGGGTCGGCAATCCAAATATTCATACTTTGACTTTGACAAATAAATACTCCTCTATCTGCCGCCATATCTATTATTCGTTTGGCTGGTATTTCCCATACAATTTTGTATTTATTGCGAACATGTTCCGACAATTCTGCGGTTAAATGTTGAATTGACCCCCGATTTTCAATGATACTATTTTTCATCTGCTCATCCCATTTTCCCAGTGAAATCAGTTCTCGCACCAAATACTTGTTTACCATCACAAATTCTCCTGCAATTGTCCGACGCACATAAATATTACTGGTAAATGGTTCGAAACATTCATTGTATCCCAGAAGTTGCGACGTAGATGCTGTTGGCATAGGAGCCACCAGCAGAGAATTTCGCAGACCGAACTTTTGAATATTTGCACGAATTGCATCCCAGTCATATCGCGTACTCAACAGACTTTCTCCGCCTTCCCACAAGTCAAACTGCAATTGTCCCTGTGAAGTAGGAGAGCCAACAAAAGAAGAATAAGCACCAGGATAAGGCGACTGAATAATGCCACCATTTTGTGCGTCTCTTAATCCCAATGTTCCAGCCAATTCTTTCGCAATCTCGCAACTTTTTTCCAAAGATGCGTGGTAAATGGTCTCAAAAATGAGCCTGTTTACTTCTCGGGCAGCCTCGCTGTCAAACGCCATATCCATCATCATAAAAGTATCCGCCAATCCTTGAACGCCAATTCCAATGGGACGATGGTTCATATTACTGCGGCGCGTTTTTTCTGTGGGATAAAAATTAACATCAATAATACGGTTCAAATTCAATGTGATAATTTTCGCAATGGTGTGTAGTTTTTCGTAATCAAAAGTCTTGGTTTCTGTGTCGACAAACGCCGGCAACGCAATGGATGCAAGATTACAGACCGCACTTTCGTCTTTGTCAGAGTATTCTACGATTTCGGTGCATAAATTGGACGACTGAATGGTTCCCAGATTTTTCTGGTTGGATTTGCGGTTGCAAGCATCCTTATACAAGAAATAAGGCGTGCCGGTTTCCATCTGCGACTCCAGCATTTTGAGCCAAAGAGTGCGGGCTTCAACGGTGCGACGTGCTCGACCTTCGGTCTCATATTTTTCGTATAAAGCACGAAACTCGTCGCTATGAGTTGTTGAAAGTCCCGGGCATTCATTCGGGCAAAAGAGCGACCATGTCTTATTTTCTACCACTCGCTCCATGAAAATATCCGAAATCCAAAGGGCATAAAACAAATCTCGGGCTTTTGTGTTTTCATCGCCTTGATTTTTTTTCATATCCAGAAACTCAAACACATCTGCGTGCCAAGGTTCCAGATAAATTGCAATGGAACCCGGACGACGATTTCCCTGATTTACATAGCGTGCCGTTTCATTAAATACTCGAAGCATCGGCACAATGCCGTTGGAAGTGCCATTGTTTCCGCGTATATAGGAACCCGCTGCGCGAACATTGTGAATAGAAAGTCCAATTCCGCCGGCATGTTTGGATATTTGACCGCAGTCTTTGAGTGTATTATAAATGCCGTCAATACTGTCGTCCTCCATGGCTACCAAAAAACACGAACTCAACTGCGGATGATTGGTTCCTGCATTGAATAAGGTCGGTGTTGCATGGGTGAAAAATTTATTAGACATGTAATAATAAGTTTCTTTAACACGCTCCAAATCATGTCCATGAATACCGATGGCCACACGCATCCACATATGCTGGGGACGCTCCATGACAGTTCCGTTGATTTTAAACAAATAATTTTTTTCCATCGTTTTAAAGCCAAAGTAATCAAACAAATAATCACGGGAATAATCAATGCATGCTTCCAATTCTTTGCGGTGTTTTTTCACAACGTCCCAGAGTTCTTGCGAAATAATGGGCGACGATTTTGTGGGATTAAACTTATCCGTCGCATTAAATAACTTTTGCATGACACCATAGAGTGAAGCCGATGTGTTTTTGTGATGATTAGAAATGGTGAGACGGGATGCAAGAATACCATAGTCGGGATGCGTAGCACACATGGAGGCACACTGTTGAGCCATTAATTCGTCCAATTTTGTCGTGGGAATTCGGTCATAGAGCTGGTCAATAACTTTTATTGAAAGCGATGAATAATTAATGCTGGATTGAATGCCCGATTCTTGACCGATTTTTTTAATGCGTTTTAAAATCTTGTCAAATGCAATGGCTTCTAGCTGTCCGTTGCGCTTGACAACATACATGTCATCGTCCGTTGGTGTGATTGATGCGGTTTTAGATTTTGTAGTAGACGGAGAGATGGTAGATGCATCGGTATCTGCATTTGTGTCTGTATCCAGTCTTTCCACAGGAACAGAAGAGTGTGAAAATGAAGATGAAGATGAAGAAAAGGAAGACATAATCACTATATTAATTATAGAGATTATATTTAAGTTGTTTTGATATTTTGATTTTATGTTTTAATATCATGGTTTAAACATGACATATATAATTAATGCATTGCTTGCAATCAGCATAAATTGCTGTATTGTTAGTACTAAATTGGATAGTTTTGTATTGGGTTTTAAATTACTGATACCTACTCCCGCTTGAATAGAAGTACTCAATGATAAATAATCAATGTATGCAGTGGGTCGCTTAACACTGGTGGTCAAATCGAAATCCTTTTCGCCAATCCAATAATACACAAAAGAAAATAAAAAGGCAAAAAATAGGTGAAATAAAAGGGTTGATATAACATATTCATATTTCATTTTTGTTAGCTAACAATATTTGTTTATTTATTAATTATTAGTGTTGTTTATTAAATACATTTATTTTTTGTTTTTTGTTTGTTTTTGATTTACGATTTTCGTGCATTTTCTATTTTCTTTTTTATTTTTTCAATTTTGTCATCCAATTCTTGTTGTTCAATTTCTAATTTAGTTTTGAGTGATGTGTTATTATCACGAATAGATGTTAAATATTGAATGAGACTATTTGAGTGTTCTTGCATTGCATCTGATAAAATATTTTGAACGTTAAGCGTTGATAATATTTCTGTTGTTTGTGAAATAATCTCGTACTTACTTTCTATTTTTTTACAATGGTCTAATTGTGTGTTATTTGCAGTTCTTTCTATTTTTAAAGCATCGCGTTCTTCCTTCAATTTAGGAATGCTGACTATTTTTTGAACATCTTGAACTTGGTTCACAATTTTACTCACAAGTTTAGACATTTTATCAATCAAAACAATAAAATATCCACAATTAATCTATATAACAGAAGGTTTTTATTTCATTTTTTTGAAATTGATTAAGGAAATTTCATTTATAATTTATAATTTATTCCTTCTATTTCGCCCACGTTTTTTGGTAATCAGCAAATTCTAAATATCGGCATGCAATCGCCTTTCCATTTTCATAATAAGAAACAGGATACAAATGCTCGGCACACTTTTGATAGGGCATCAAATGGGCGTATGGTTTTCGCATCGTGCAACAATCATTAAACATAACTGTGTACTGCTCTTTGTCTGCCGTAATAGAAAGTATTTGGGCTCGTTCTTTGGAAGGATTGCGTTTGCATCTGCTTGTCCAAACAAAATCGCCGACGCTGTATTCATTTATCGGCACTTTATGATTTATATTATCAGCAGTGTGTGCGGTTTCATCAGCAGTAACTGTTCCGCATGTGTTTTCATACAATAATTCCGTATTTTTATCCGAACAATCACAACCAGACACCAAAGATGTCGCCAAATCCTTTGTGTTGGTATCATAATCGTCTGGAACACCACCTCGCAAAAGAGGACCCTTGGATTTAAGGCGGTTTAAATATCGCTCATAGCAGTTGTGTTTGATATCCACGCCAATACCACCTGGTGACCCTGCGCCTGGACGAAGACGTGTAATGGTATGACGTGTGCTGCTTGCACCCGGATTAGCGGTTCTTACCTTTTGAATGTGGGGCACCTTGCGGTCGCTCATTTGGTTCCAATTTACTCCGCCTCCGCCTACATACGGAGTGCCTGAATTCCAAATGATTTGCGTTTCTTCTTTTGGAGTTTGACGAGCATTCATTGAGGCTACATTCATTGCATACAATGATGACGCAACTCTCACGGTGTTTTGAATTTGTTTCAGTTTTTGATATTGTGCCGCGGGTGAAGTGGAGGAATGCTGACTATTTTTCCAAAATGCCGCACGACATAAATGTTCTGAATCACAGCACGAAGTTGTGCGAACATTATTGTCATTATTTATAATATTATCATATGCTGTCGCTGCTGCCATTTATTGTATGAGAATATTTATTCTTTTGTGTTTTCTTTTGTTTTTTGTTCGTTTTTGTTCGTTTTTGTTCGTTTTTGTTCGTTTTCTTTTTTAGTTTTGTTAGACAGATGGTTCCCAAATTATTTTATATAATTTAAAAAATAACAATTCCAAATGATAAATGGGACGATAATTATTGTTATACAATTCAAAAAATTGTAATCCAGTATTTATAATTTGGGTGTCCTTATCAGTTGTTTTAGAACTGACATAAGTCAATAATTCCCATACAACATGGCTTATATTAATGTTATAAATGAGTAATTCATACAACACATTACGAATTTCTACAATGGCGGGCATTGTAGATTTGTCAAAATAAGTACATAACAACGCACACGTTGCCTTGTATGGGTGTTGTAATAATTTATATTCATCTTGCCTTTCTTTATTTTTATTATTTTCCAATGCAATTTGGGTCATTTTTATGTTGCAAATGGTTCCCGTATCAAGGTTAGAATAGAGAGAAGTAAAAAAATTGGAATTATTTTTCAAAATGCGTAGATATGCAATTTTGCTTGGGCGTCCAAATGAAATAACATCACTGCAATTTAAAATTGGGTCAGGGAAAAAACTCAATGTTTCTGTAAGAAATATAAATTTGATAGTAATATAAGACTGACATTTATGCTGTAAATAACTATAAAAAATATCCAATAATTCTCCGTGAATTTCGTGAAAATTGCGACACAAAATAAATGCGAATTTATTTTGGCGAAGAGAAATGATTTCGGTGATTTGATTATATATGGCATGCCATAGCGTTTTGGCTGCACATCCTAATTGCGCCATATCAATTTCATAGTGAATATCACTCATTTTTATTTTGTATCCCTGTATTTTTGAATTATCGTCGCGAATAGTGAGCCTTTTTTCGTATTTTAATTCGGTGGGACTAAATTTACTCAAAAAATGGAGTGCTTGACTATATTTTCCTATTCCAGGCGGTCCATAAAAGATGAGATGATTTAAATGGGACAGAGTTTTCACAGATGTATATATGTCTAACATAGGGACTTGACGTGGGTGCAAATTGATTTCTTTTACTCTTTTTACATAACTATGAAAATCTTGTTGTTGTTGTTGTTGCTGGTCTTCTGTTAAAGCCGACATGATTTGTTTGATTTTCTTTTGTTTTTGATTTTATTTTGATTTTGATATAAAAATGAAAATAAACAGAAATGAAAAAATAACCCACAAGAAAAAGGCACTTGTTCTTTCTTTCTCCATTATTCGCCACCAAAATGAGCCAAACTACTGCGACAGCGACTGCTACTGCTAATGCCACTTCTAATTGTGTCATATGCGATGAGAAATTAAACAAGAACACCCGCCGTCCCATTCAGTGTAATCACTGCAACTTAACCGCTTGTGCAGATTGCTACAAGGAATTTTTCAAAACCTGCGATGAACCTACATGTATGTTTCCAGATTGCAAAAAACCCTGGAACCGCAAGTTTTGCACTTATTCTTTCACAAAATCATTCATGGCGAAAACCTATAAAAATATCAAAGAAGAACGGCTGTTTAATCGCGAACAATCTATGTTGCCTGCAACCCAATTGACGGTAGAACAATACAATCGTCATTATCGCCTTTTGGAGAACAGCGTTCATATGTATGAATGGTATGCCGATATACTTAGCGGACAGCAAATACAATTGCTGAGACAATATAACAACAAGCGATTTAAAAAAATGATGAAATTTAAACAAACAATAGATAAACACTACCAAGAATTGCATTTCGACATGCATAAAAATGGTGCGAATTCCATTTTGGGGCAAATTGAAGTGAAAAGTAAAACCCATATAATCTTTCCTCGTCAAGAATTAGTTAATAGTTTCAAGGATAGGTGCAAAATCTGCTATGTATCGCAAGGAACATCCTTGCATCGTTCCAATATGTGTTATTCGTGTCGTCATGAACCATGTTATTTGAAATTGTTGGAAATAGAACAATCCCAAAAACGACGCAAAAGACACGCATCAATTTTGAAAAATCGCCAAATTACCTTGTTGGACGATATTATTGCGGGATACGTCCACTTTATTAACCCTGAACGTGGAATTCGCATGGTTGACCCCAATGAAGAGGCTGGGGCTGATGCGAATGCTGATGGCGACGGCGAAGGAGAAGAAGAGCGTTCCAAAAAAAAGAAGCGAGTGTTTATGCGGGCGTGTCCCAACAACGATTGCCGAGGATTTTTAAACACCAAGTGGAAGTGTGGTCTGTGTGGATACTTTACCTGTTCTAAATGCCACGTTTTGAAGGACAAGGGCAATCCTGATGATGCCGATGAAGAGGACACTAACACTACTCATGTCTGCAATGATGACGATGTTGCCTCTGCAACCTTGATGAAGAAAGACTCGAAACCTTGTCCCAGTTGTGCGTCTAATATTTTTAAAATCAGCGGTTGCGACCAGATGTGGTGCACCATGTGCAACACGGCGTTTTCTTGGAATACAGGTGCAATACTGACACGCGGGATTATTCACAATCCCCATTATTTCGAGTGGATGCGACGGCAAAACAACGATGGCAATGGCGTCGCTGACCGAAACCCTTTGGAAGTGAGATGTGGTCGCGAACTGGATGGCATCTTTGTTCGCGAAATTAGACGTAAAATGCTACAACATGAGTTGCCTGACACCAAAGTCCATAATATTTATACCATTATTCGAAGTGTAAATCATATACAGGGTGTCGCCAACGGAATGCAGGTAAATCAAGAGGAGAACAACGTTCATATTCGTTTTCGATACTTGACCCATAAGATTACGCTGGATAACTTTAAAAAATTGGTGCAGATGGCTAACAAACGCACCGAACATAAACGCGAACGACGCGATATTCTCATCACTTTTGTGCAAACCATGACGGATATTTTGTATGATTACTATGATACGCTGTCAGATGCGAAGCTGGATGAAATTAATGCCTTTGTCGCTTACATTAATGATGAGTGTTTTGCAGAATTGCAAACTGTATATAACACCAGCATGAAATATCACATAAATGTTTATGGTGGGTGGGGGGATACTTATATCACCATTAATTCAAAGACGAAAAAAACGCGTAATATTCATACGTAAATGTGTGGTGGTTGTTGGTCATTGGCTATTGGTTGATTGTATTGTGTATGGTGCTTGTTGTGTGTTATGTTATATCTAGTGTATTGTGTGTTTTTTTATTTTTCTTTTATAAAATTTTTTAATTTTGTTAAAAATAAAAATTTATAAATAATTCTTTATTACCTTGAAATTTTTTAAATGTATAACCTCCCAAAATTGCATTTACATTGGAAACTGAACAATTTTGAGGTGCTGTATAACTAATATATAAAACATTTGTTTCACAACTAGTATTTCCACATCCACAAAGATTAAAAGAAGCACATATTAGGACAAGACATTCTTAATATATTAATATTTCACAATATTAAAATAATATTGTTCAACTTTTTATTCATTCATTTCTTCCAAACATAAATATATTCATCGTAATCTTTGGTGGTATATCCATTCTTGGGACGTGTTTTTTTCTTCAATGGAATGCGTGTCTTTGCTGCACCGAACAATGGAATACACACTTCTTTATATAGCTTAACCGGCACATTCAAAATATAATGTCCGCCTCGTTTTAGATATTTATATGTTTCAGTAAATAACGGCTCATAAAATGCTTCTACCCAGTCTTCTTCGGTTTCATAAGCCACGGGCATATGTTCGTATATTTCTACATCAAAATACGGCGGAGATGTAAATACGCAGTCATAATGAAGTTTAGAATAATTCACACTTAATGCATCTTTAAATAATAGTGTGCTTGTGGTGCGGCAATCCAATTGACTCAACATTTTTTTCATGTCTGCATACGGTTTTTTAAGAGATAAATTGCTGTCAATGCCGATATAATTGGGAACGCCCATCACACAGGCACCCACCAGACGACCTCCCCAGCCCATAGTAAAATCCAACACAGATTGAGGACGATATTTTTGATATATTTCCATCGCAGTTAGCGGTTTAAATAAACTGATGGAACCACAATGAAGACGAAAGATGCGATATAAAATGACGTGCCAGTCATCACCATCCTGATAATCAATCAGTCTTTTAATGTATGGTTTTTTGTGATATTCTGTGTCGTGTATAAAATCAAAATAAGACATTCCTTTTTTGCTTATTGTTTCCAAACGAGGTAAAAAAGTGAAATAATCCACAAACTTATTTCCAATGCGCGTCTCGTTAGAAACCTTGGATAAATCAATATTTTGTAATTGATAATAATCACGTATGGCGTCTTCTTTGGATATGTCTTTGAGTTTGTTTGCAATGGCGATTTTATCCTTCTTTTTCATTTAATTATGTCGTGTGTATGTGTTCTTTTCTTTTAATAATTGGTTGGTTTTTTATTTTGTTTTTCTTTGTTTATAATATAAAAGCATATTATAAAAATCGGTATCATTTTGTTATTATTGTTATTGATTGTATAATTAATTTTGAATGAATAATGACTCACTTTATTATTTAGGTGTAAGTTTCATATGTTTATTTTTTCTTTTGTTAGTTGTTGAGGAAGACACACACTTTCCAAAAAATAAAATTGCAGAACCTTTTGAAACACTTACAAAAAGAAATAAACAGGATAAAATAGATAAACAATGCATAGTATATTGTGTGGGTGATAGTATGTTAAACAATGCCCGATATGTGGATACAAATGAAAGTGTATTGGCGAATTTAACCAAGGATAATAATACCAATACAACTGGCACTGGCACTGGCACTAATTTTAAGTTTAAAATGTTGGCAAAAGATGGAGCACGTATTACGAATGCATTTTCGCAAATGGATACAATTAATGGTGACATTGATGGCATTTGTCATTGCATTGTTTTGTCAGCAGGAGGAAATGATTTGTTAGCTGAGGACGGAGAGCCACGTGAAATATTTCAGCAATTTTTGGATTTAGTGAAAAGTATTCACATAAAATTCGGCAATGCCATTCCTTTGATAGTGTTGGGTTTATATTATCCTCCCCAAAAGCCCCGATTTCATGATCGCATAAAACAATGGAATGTGTGGCTAGATGAATACAAGAGGTCCAAAGAATATAAAATGAATGTTATTCAAACCGCGGATTTCATAACAGATGCCGATGATATTTGCTATAAAATTGAACCTTCGGCACAGGGAGGACAAAAAATCGCTCACTATATTATGCTGGAACTAACAAACAAATGTATAATTTAATTATATATCTTCATTTTCGTCATCATTGTCATCACTATCGTTTTTTTCTGAATTAGAACTTGAACTTGAACTTTGTTCATCTTCTTCTTCGGTGAAAAATGGAGTGCAATTTTCGTCTTTTTGGCGTCTCTTTTTTTCGTGTTGAAAATCCTCAATGTTATCAATACAATTTTGAACAAAGGTATCAAAACTATGTATCACGTTTGGCTGTAATGTTAGTTCATCATCATCGTCGGTGTTATTGTTAGCATCGTCGTTATCCTCATTATTTTCATCATCATTATTTTCTTCTTTTTCTTGCTTATCTGCATTTTCCAGCAGTTGTTTTACGATATCCAAAATTTCCTTTCGAAATTTTTGTTTTTTCTGTGCAAATACATTTTGTTTGTTTTCCTTTTTCGCTGCTTGATATTTTGCATATAATCCCTTGTTCATCATATATTCTATTGAAAGTCGGTCGGCAAAGTTCATTTTATTATTTATTATATTTATAAAGATTTCATAATACGTAAAAAATACATTTTTTAAATATTATCACCCATTAACTAAATTAAACTAAACTAACATGAATTGTGTATTTTTATGCATTTTTAACAATGAAACATACATTAAAATGATATATTTACTTTTAGAGAGCATATATATTTATGGAAATATAGGCGATGATATTGAAATTTTAATATATACTACCACAAAATTTATGGATATAATTAAACAAAGTCATTTATATGATAGACATAAAATTAATTTTGAAATTAATGATACTTATACCAATGTAAAATCTGCGTGCAGCTCCAGATTAGATTTATTTTCATTTAAATCAATTGATAAATATGATAAAATTCTTTATTTAGACACAGATATATTAATAAAGGGTGATTTACATTCAGTTTTTGACACAGTTAAAGAAGACATTTTGTATGTATTGGAAGAATTTGATATCTTAAAAGCCCCTTACGATTATTATGGACGGAGTTTATTTAAAGAGGAAATTAAAAATTATTCTGATACAAGTGGTTTTACAAGTGGAATATTATTATTTAATAATTGTGAAAAAATTAAAACCTTATTTGAAAATATAAATATTAGTATTCGAACTAGACCACATCCCTTTTTCGACCAGCCTCATTTTGTATATAATGCTTTCAAATATAATATGTATAACAATAAAATTTTAAAAGAATATGCTGTAAATCGCGATACAAATATTTATAGTGATAAAATAATTCATCATTTTCCAGGAACGCCCGGACAAACTAATAAAAAAATGCACCAAATGACTACCTTTTTAAATGAATTAAAAGATGACACTATTAATAAGCATATTGAACACGCAAAATTATATATAAATGAGCATTTGATGCCAATAATTAATGAATGTGGTGAAAAATTGGAAGGAAATATTTTTATGAAACATCATACAACACAATTTACAGAAGCATTTATAAATAAAACAAAAAATATAAGCAATGTTGTTTTAAATCAAAATGTGAAAAATGTAATGGAAATTGGATTTAATGCAGGATTTTCAACTTTATTGCTTCTTTTGTCTAATCCTAACATACATATTACATGTGTCGATTTAGGAGACCATAAATACGCTCGCCCATGTTTTGAAAAAATTAAAGAAACCTTTGGTGATAGAATGGAATTAAAAATTGGAGATAGCACTAAAATTTTACCGCAATTTATAGATACTTATGATTTAATTCACATTGATGGAGGGCATTCAGTACAAATTGCAGAAAATGATATATTAAATTGTTATAGATTATCCAAACCTAAAACTATATTAATAATGGATGATTACGATTTCAAACATTTGCATCCGTTATGGGATAAGTATGTAAGTTTATTCAAATTAAAACCATTGGATATATATACATATAATTCTCCTCACCACGACATTAAATTTGTGTAATAACAATAAAATAAATAAAACTTATAAGAAAAATATACAAGGGCAAATAATGCTGGGTGAAACACGGGGATGTATTTATTCGCCACCTTTGATTGATGATTGTTTAAAAGATAAGAATACTAACAAGGGGGGTAAAAAGGGTCAAAAATATAACAAAAATGATAATAACGATGACAACGATAACAATGATGACAACAACAGCAATAACGAACCAAATTATATTTATACCGTAGATGTGAGTTCTTATGAAGTGGAAGTATATAAAAAAATCAAACAATTAATCCCCGAAAAAATGCATCAATATTTTTATTTGTATGATGCTTGTGAAAAAATGCCAAATGGCCGCGTAATTTATCGTTTTGTTAGTTGCGATGTTGATAATGCTAACAACAATGATGATATGGATACCTTTGGCCGCTTTTTTTACAACGGTTCATCTATATCCTGTGAATTCATTCATTTTTTCGTCTATTCATTCATTCACATTTGCGATGCGGTGGATATTTTAAAAGAAATTAACATCATTCACGGAAACATAGATTTATTTTCCAATGTTTTTGTGCGACATCAGTGGTTTCCCATCATTTCGGGCTTTTGCACTCTGGAAGAAATTATGGCGCGACCCTACGAACCATCCAATATAATTGTGCCTTTGGAATTAAACTTAATTCGGTATATGAAACAAAACAAACTGCAAAGTATTTCAGAGCAAAATATAGAAGACATTGTGTGCGACATATATATTAATCATCCCTTATTTGAAGCCATTGAAAGTGGCGAAAATGCGTTTATGGCTCGGCAATACTTGTCTAACTATATAAACGAAAATTACGCAACCATTGAAAAAATGGTGAAAAGCGGGGCTCATACATGGGACATTTATGCTATTTGTATGTGCTTTTTTAAACTTTTGTGTGATTGCCAAAAAATAGGTAAAATACCGAGCAACTTTAAAAAACATCTAGAATTATGCAATGCTTTGTTTGACGAATATACGCATGTGGATGCAAGTTTGCGAGGTAAAATAGATGGAGCATTGGCGCCACAGGTTTGGATGAAAAAAATATTTTGTATACCGAGGTAAATAAAAACAATAAAAATGAAATAAATTATAAGGAAAAAATCAACTTATAATTTATTTATAATGCTTTCTACTCATTTTCTAGAAGAAGCAACCCGCTATGAAATGGGAATTGACGAGGTAGGACGTGGTCCAATGTTTGGACGTGTGTATGCCAGTGCAGTCATTCTTCCTTTGGATAAGGAATGCGATACCGAAAAGAAAAATGATGACGACATGGACAGCGATAGCAACAACAACAATAGATTTAAATACCAATGGATGAAAGACAGCAAAAAATTCACTTCTGCAAAAAAGTTGGGTGAAGTCGCGAAATATATAATGGACAATGCAGTAGCATGGGGCGTCGCATACAGGGACGAAAAGGCAATTGACGAAATGAATATTTTAAAGGCAACCCATTGCGCGATGAAAGATGCAATTTATTCCGCTTTGGCGCAGTTTCGCGAAAAATATCCGCTGACTGAAACAGACGTTGTCGCTACACCTCATTTGCTAGTGGATGGAAATTCATTTAAACCTATTGTTAATCCCGACACGAACAATACGCTAATGGATTATAGCACAGTGGTTGGCGGAGATAACAAGTATTGCTCTATCGCCGCGGCATCTATTCTGGCCAAATGGCACCGCGACCAGTATATTTTCCAAATGTGCGAAGAATGGCCGATGTTAAACGAACGATATCAACTGGTTTCAAACAAGGGATACGGCACCAAAGCACATATGGAAGCGATTAATAAATACGGCATTAGTCAATGGCATCGTCGTACCTTTGGAATATGTGCTCGTGTCTCAGTTAATGTTATTACCAAGGAAAAGGAAATTGAAATCAGTGCAAATGCAGAGGACAAAAAATAAAAACAAAAAACCAAAAAACAATTAATTATATTCACTATATTTTCACATATATCTAATTATTTTTTATTTATAACACATCAACATGTGTCAATACATGACGCCGGCAACAGGGTTTAGTTAAATTCAATTCATCCATTACCTGTCCCTCCACAGTTTTCGACTTTAAATCAGTGGTTAAATACTCAGTTTGGGACGAAAGACCCATGTGTTGTTTTCTTTTTTTCACCTCCGCCAAATAATATCGGTATTTGTTAGCCAGAACCTCTCCGCAAGTGAAACATTTTACGGGAATAATCATTTTTATCTACTTGTCTATCCAATTATATATACTTATCCACTTATCCTTTCTTATTGTCAATATAAAATGCAATGATTTTAATTCATTTTTATCATTAATGCTTTCGGTATTCATTTTTCATTTTACTTTTGCAGAATGGTTTTCCTAACAAAATTAAAAAAGAAAAGAAAGAAAATCTACCGAAATAATAAACAAAAGAAAATCATTAATTGTTAATTGATTTCTTTAAAATAAAAATAAGAATGAAAATGAATAAATTATTGCGATTTATTTTCGTTTTATTCATCATTTATTTATTGTATTTGTTAGCCAGAAGCATTTCTAATCCTACTTTTTTTGATTCATCCAAAGAAAACTATCGTAATATGTTAAAATCTAATACGCGTCCATGGTCGCCCGATTTAATTCGTCGTTTTCAAGAATATCAAACCACTACTTTTGACAATTCATATCAGTTTGATATGGACCAATTACAAAAACAAGCATCTCCCGAAGAAGTAGAATATCTCCTAAAACATGATAAATGGCCTTGGTCGCCAGACACGCAACATTATTATCTAAACGCCATTAATCATAGCACATTGCTACAAATTCTCCCCAAAGAGGCACTAGAAGACGTTCAGCAGATATATAATGAAGCAGCGATGCGACAATTACTTGCATGGAATGACAAGGAAGGTGAGTTTTTACTTAGTGGTGTGAAACTGATGGACAACCAACGAGTGGAAAATGAACGCCCAGAGAATAATTTTGCCCGTGCTTTGGAAACGGACATGTCTATTCGATGCGATGGTTCAAAAGGAATGGTGTGGGCGAGAAACAATAAAAAAATAGAAAATGCAGATTTGCCGGATATTATTCCCGGTTTTCAGTTTGGTAAAAAAGGTGTGTGTAATCCATGCGGACCTTTAAAAGATGTGCCTGATTATAGTTGTCCCTTTACACTGAATATAGATGGAAATGCCACCGTGTCGCCTATTTGGCAAGATTATTTTGCTTAAAGCATACCATGTCCGATGCGATGCATGCGAGTATTATATTTATGCCATACATCTAGTAATAGAGTGCGCACAAATTCGGCTTCTTCCTGTTGTTCCAAAGTTAAATAAGAATTATGTTGTTCCAATACTGCCGTGATTTCTTTCAAAAGGCGAACGCAGTTGTTAGACACTGATATGACAATTGAAACTTTATGTTTTATCAAATAAAATGGTGTGTGGTAAATATATCTATACAATAGTCTCAAAAATTGGATTTGAGTTGAAAATCGTTCCGAGAATGGCGTAATTACGTTGATTTGTGGATAGTATTTAATAACATCACACACTTGTTCGAAAAACTCTTCGCGGGTCAATGGAAGTGTTGGATATCTAAACTTTGGGTGATTTTGAAGAATAGTGTCAATAATTCCTTTATCTTCATCTTCTTCGGTTTCCTGTTCTTGTTCATCTATTTGTTTGCAATTTTCTACATCTATTGATGAAATTGGCGGTTCTTTAAACTTTGGAGTAGGAGGACAAATGGGAACATTATTATTTTCCTCTTCATTTTCTTGTTCCCGGATGTCGGGCGATGATTTATTATTGTCTTCATTGTCTAACTTAACCGACACATATGCAACGTCGTCATTGTCATCAATGAAATGAAAAGTGTCTGTTTCTTTTTTTGACATTTTTCTTTTCTTGTTTCTTTTTATAACTATCTATACAAAATAAGCATGTGTGTATTTTCATTTTTTCAGAAATGAAAATAATATAATATAAAACGAAAAATAAAACAATTACCGAATGGTATCCGGTGGGGCGCGAAGAGTAACAGCCGCCGTAGTTCCGCAACTGCTCGCAGGATTTACGCGAATACCGCCCTGTAAAACACCCGTGCCATTGGAAACAGCATAAGGATAAGGTTTTTGGCTCGGTTTCGGGTCGGCGCATTTGCGCTGAATGTGCAGAGTATGTTGAGACGCAGTTTGTGGTTCATCTAAATTCTTGGTATAAGTGCCATAAGCCGACATGCTCCGCGTGATGGCGGGTTTCGGTTGTTTTCGCACATTCCACATTTTGTATCCCTTCGTAACCACCATTTCAGGAGTGAAGAAAAATGCTGCTTTGCGATATTCCGCTGCTGACTGGCATTGCTCGGACGCCTGGCATGTTTTAATATAGCCTTCATATGTTGCCGTGTCATTTACGCCCACATAACAATCATTGCTCGCACTTTTGTCGTGAATGTAAAGTCCCTGGCTCGCACTCTCTACTTGATTTCCGGTGTAATTGGGCTGGACCCAATTATTCGGGTATCGACCATTATCTATCCAGCGATATCTGCGTTTCAACATTCCGCGATTAGACAACACCGGCGGTTTTACGTAAGGGGCTTGCTCCGTGACACCGGTCAAAACAGGCGTGATATTGAGCGAAACATCGGTCTTATATTGACCACCAAATCCGCCATTTCCCTTTGGATATATACCACGAAAAGGGGTTGCCGAACGACTGAATAAATTATTTTGACCTACACGTCCAATATTGCGATGCGACCCTTCCAAAGAAAATCCCGCATTGGGTTTGGGGGCATCGGCACTTTCTTGATATAACTTGGATGCCAGTGTAGTAGGAAGCCCATATGGTCCCTGATAAATCCAGTTTTGCTCTGTTGGTTTTCCCGAACGACGGGAACCATGCTTAATCACTGATTTCCGTTTAAATGTATTTAATGACATATTTGCTGACTAACAAAAATTAAAAATAAATCAAATAAAAATAAAATCAAAAGAAATGTATTCTTATATTGCACTGGTATTTTATTTTTTGTTAGTTTGATAAGAAGAAATGGATGAATTAAATTTTAATTTTACTTTTACAAATACAGCAGTTTTCGTTCATCTTCGTCGGGGTGAAAGCATCGGTCTAAAAATCCTTGAAGCTTCTGGCGGGACGACCTACCATTGTTCGGACAAAAGGAAAGCATAAATTCCACATATTTTCCAAAACCATAATATCCTGCGTTGGAATGCAGAGTTATGGGAAACAAGTGGTCGGCGATTTTTTGTGTCAGTTCAGGACTGCAAAATTGCGGACCCGTTCCCTTCATGTATATAATTTGAAGCTCCCATTTATTGTGTGTTTTGAGACGATACACATACTGGTCGTTAAATATTGCATATTTGGAAGGCGTGCCGTCCGCGAATTTAATTTGAACGATGTCCTTTGCATCAAAGCCGACATAAGCATATCCTCGACGGCGATAATATTGTATTTGGGTGGTAATGTCGCCTAACAACTGGAAAAAATCAGCACGTGAAAAAGGAACTGATGCGTTCATGCTGATGAAAAGAGGCTGGATAGTTTCTGCGTAAATCAGCAATTGTGGGCAAGTTGGGTCATTTTTGGATTCAATGGATTGCGGAAAGAGCAACAATTCATCTTTCAAATAAGACAATAATATGGCATTCGCAGTGGATACTGTATTAGGATTGGTTGCAGGAACAGTCCATTTAGTATCATCATATCGCTTATATTTTTCATTTATGGATAACATCGGTATTTGTTTTATTGTTTATTTTTGTTTTTCTTTTTTTGTATTTTGTTAATTGTCCATCATCATAACTATATCGAACATACTAGATGACGACGACTTGTCCACATTTTTAATTGATGTCTCATTCGCTTTTGCTTCATTTGCATTAAAAATATGTGTATTTTCAATTTCATATTTAATTTCATCTTTTTTTTCGTTTTTAACCGTATAAACATTTAAATCGCCAAACAACATTTTAACATAATTGATTGGCGAACCATTATTAATTTCATCGAGAACATCATATTTTATTTTTAAGTGTTCATTACGAATTTTATTAACTTTAAACCAATGAGAACAATATAACAAATATTCTTTTCGCAGATTTATTCTTTTATTATTTTTTATGTTAATTGAAACAAAAAAGACTTAAGCCAATCTTTCCAATTTTCAGGTTCTTTTTTTCTACTGCGTTTTTTTAAATAATCATCACATTCTTTATGCATCTCATCTCTAAATTTTGTAAAGGTAATTTCCAATAAAGTACTTTTGACATAATTGTCAAATATTGTATTTGCATAATTTTGTGTATTTGATATATTATTACATAAATAAAACAATTGTTTGGTCAAATAATAAAAATGTTCATATTGAATATTTTTTTCTGTTTTATTGACATGAATATAAGATTCAGGTATAAAATGAACATCACTCAACGTTATTGAGTTAGATATGAATGAAGCATAGTTTTTATGATATAATAACGATGATTGTTGTGTAAACCTTTCAGCAGATACTTTTTTTGCTAATGGAAGCAAATTATCTTTTATTAATTTCTGTAAATAATTATTATATGAATGGTTGGTTAAAATATCTTCAACACAAATAGAACATGTATTTCTCCAAAAATTAAAATAATTCACATTTTTTAAATAATTTTGAGCATCTTGGCAATATTGGTTGTATCTATCTACACAACTTTTGATTTCATCTTCTGTCAAAATTTTTTCAAATGATGCATTTACTTTGCTTGAATTTATATTATTTTTGCAAATATTTTGTTCAGTGTTAAAAGTATCAATAAATTCTGCATTTTTTAAATTTTGTTTCATTTCAGTATACACTTTCATTTTTGTATTTTGTTTTAATTTGTTGTATTTTTGTACCTTTAAAATAGAAATGCATTCCGTGGCCTTTTCATATTCATGCACAATGGAGTCATTTATTGTCCACTGAGATGATATATGGTCAACAAAATCAAAATCTGCACTGTCTAAAATGTTGCGAATTTCTGTAATTTCCGCAAGGTGTTTTTCAAATAATTTTTCAATCATGTTTTATTTAAATTATTTTATTTAAATTGTTTTATTAAACCATTTATGTTTATATTAATTATATTCTATCATTTCTAATTTTGTTAGGAAAAATAAATAAAAAAAGACAATAGAATAAGGAAAGCACACATACAAACACAAAATTATGCCTACGTTGGGGAATTATATATCTTTTTTATATGTAAATCTGGCCTTTATATTTTTAATTATCGCCATGGTTTATTTCAAATCGGCACAAGAGATAAAAGAAAATTGGCCAAAATATCGGTGCAACCCGCCTTATTGGGTTTTTTCGGAGAATATTAGCGAAGATTTCACTTATTGCGTGCAAAATACGCAGATGAATATTATGGGATACATGTTGCAACCGCTTACTAGTCTTATTTCTTCTTTAACCACGGTGGGCGGAGAATTTAGCGAAAATCTAAACGGAATACGAAATATGATTAGTATGATACGTGATTTCCTAACAACCATCGTGCAAAAGATATTCGGTGTGTTTTTGAATTTAGTCATTGAGTTTCAGCGCATGATGTTGGCGATGAAGGATATGTTGGGAAAAACCATCGGTATTGTGGTGACGCTTTTGTATGTGCTGGATGGAAGCATTAAAACGATGAATAGTGCGTGGAAGGGTCCGCCGGGTCAAATGGTCCAAGCAATCGGTTCGTGTTTTCACCCCGATACGCTGGTGCGTTTGTTGGACGGAAGCATGGTTGCGATGAAAGATGTTCCATTGGGCGCTTCTTTGGAAGGACGGGATAATGAAAAGGTGTTTTCAGTGATGAAAATAGATAATAAACATGTGGAGCGACCGGTGAAATGCTATCGCATTAAAAATATGGGCGTGAATGGAACCGATATTTTGGTGACCGGAGAGCATTATATTTGGGACGCTGTATTGGAGAAATATGTGAAAGTGAAAGATTATGTGAATTGCCCGACGGAATGTGTGCTGGACGAAACGGTGGAATGCGATTATTTTTCGTGTTTAATTACAAACAAGGGCAAAATCCCGCTTGGAAAATGCTTGTTTTTAGACTGGGAAGACACATTTATGACGGACAGACCGGATTTGAATGGCGAAAGAAATTGGATTTGATTTTGTTTTGTCTTTTGTTTCGATATTTTTATTAATTTTTACAATAAAAATATTCTCTTTTTGCATTTTTTTATTTGTTAGGTTGAGGAATGTTGGTAAAGGGATTTTTTTCCTCTTTTGATTCGTTGATTTCATTTGTGATAATTTCAGGAACGGGTTTTGGAATGGGTGCTTGAACGGGAACATTTACAGCAACATCATTTGTTTTCGGTTCTTCCTGAACAGACACATTTACAGCAATATCATCGTTTGTTATTGGTTTCTCTTCCGGAACCGACACATTTACAGCAATATCATTTGTTTTTGGTTCTTCCGGAATAGACATATTTACAGCAATATCGTCATTTGTTATTGGTTTTTCTTCCGGAACCGACACTTCCATATCCATAACATCATCATCATTTATTTGCGGTTTCGCTTCCGGCACAGGTTGTTCGGACCCAGGCACAGGCACATCGGCACCCAAGATTTGTTCATCAATATTTTTGATTTGATTTTGCACGGTATCAAACACCTTGGACTCAATGATTGCTTCGTAAATTCGCACTCCATTGGTAAAATCTACTTCACACTGCAAAATGAGTTTGATAATCAGTTCGCGACATTTCACCACTAACTTTTGCAGTGCCTCTTCGGTTAAAGATGAATTAATTCGCACCGTTTTTTTTCCTTGATTGTCCAATGTGTATCCAAAGATTTCGGTCAAAATATCCATCAAGGCTTCCTGATTTTTATTAGCATTCGTAATCATTTCCGTCAAATTTTCGGCGTATTGTTTGAATAACTTTTGACTTACTGTTCCTCGCACATGCTGATTTAATGGTGGATTAACGCCCTGGCATTTAGGCTGGGCATTGTAATCGCGCAATTTAATGTCGCTAAATTTGGAAACATAATTCGGCATTTCCGTTTCACCCGTAAATACCTCGTAAAATATTTTCAAGTCTTTTTCAAAGATTTCGCGTGTTTTGTCCGTCATGTCGTCAAATTCGCCCGTGTCGGGATTGTATTTGTCAAAGTAAAGACGTACGAATTCGGGGATACCGGGTTCATCGGTCAGACGCATCGTTTTGCTGGTTTCGCCTGTTTTTTCATCATTTGTGGTTTCCAATTCCAATCTCCCCCCGATTTGTGCGCCCTTATTGACATTAATATCGCACACTTGCGGATGAACATTGATTATTTCTTGGTTGGGGTCTTCCGACACCTTTCCATGTCCTCTTTTGAGGGATTTAATACGGCGGTCGCATAAACTAGTTTTGTGGATAATTTCATAGGCGACATTGTCGGGTACGCGTTCCTTTTTTTCCAAAACCGATACTTGATTTACTTGACCGGTTGCCGGGTCGGTGTATTCGACCATCGGGTTCATTGTCGTCATTATCGCTGCAAAAATATGGGCGATGGTGATATAGAATTTCGCAATTTCGCGACATACTTCCAGTTTTCCGGCAGTTGAGTCTACTCGGTCATGCAATTTGTCCTTTTCGATGAAAAATGCCTTGTCTAACACTTCTTTTTGGTCATTATTGCTGTCGCCGTCACCATTTTTAATTCGTTCCGCCAAATAGCGAATATCCACACTATCGAAATATTTATTCAAAAGGTCCGTGGTTAAAACCACCATTTTATCGCAGTATTCCTTTTCGTTCATTTTTTTCAGAGCTTTAAAACTGGCCGTAGTAATGTAATTGCTGGCTAAATAATCCATCAATTCTGCCGATGTTTTACTTTTTAATTTTTGCTCGTCTTCATTGGACGCACCAATTCCCATTTTGCGTGTTGAATTGAATGAATTACCTTTATGTATTCATCTATTTTATTCTGGTTGCATTTTTGTTTTTGTTTTTGTTTTTGTTTTATAGTCTTTTTCTTTTTTGTTAGGTTTGTGCTAACAAAAAAGATTTATTCACATAGTTCATTTGTGTTTAACGTCTTCGTTTTTTTATTGTTTTATATTTCATATATTTTGGTTTTTTGGCACGTTTTGATTTTTTTAATGATATTTGATTTTGTTTTTGTTTTTGTTTTCCTCCTTTGTTTTTTATTTTTTGTGTTTTAGACCTTTTGAATTTTCTTTTTATTGTTTTTTTCGTCGTTTTTTTCATTGTTTTAGACCCTTTAAATTTTCTTTTTGCTGTTTTATATTTCTGTTTTCCTTTTGTTCCCCTACGACCACCGCCTTCATATACTTCAAAAATGCTTTCATTATTTGGATTGGCGATAAATGCATCAATGACCGCTCTATTAGCCGCATTATCTGTTCCTCCATTGCGTATATACGCATCCAATATACATTGCTTAAAAATTACCTTTTTTGCATCACTTGTAGGTGCTTCATCGAATTCCTCCGTGCTTGCACAACCCGACGCATACAGATTATTAATAGCCCGTGTAGTTAAATCTGATTCTGCTTCTGCTTCACTTGGACCAAGAATTAAGTCGCATATTTGTTCCAATTGGACTTTGGAATAGTATGTATTGACCTCTTGTTCCAATGAAGTATCGCCATCTATTTTTAAAGCCTTGGGAATATTAGTAATGAGACGCTCTACAATACCTTTTGGACAAGAGATGCGATTGATATCCCCCTCAGGATACTCGGGATAAGCATTTAAACTTTCTTCCATGAAAAAACTAACATAATTGTCTTTGTAAGTTTGGGTACGATTGTGTCCAAAATTTAAAGATGCAACAATGAAATCTTTGGCAGAAACAGAAATCACTTCACCATTAATATTTTTCATATATGAATTTAAATTTAATGCGGAAGCATGATTAAAAATACGAGTTAATTGAGGAATGAATGCAGAATTGGTTTGATTATACAATTGATAAAATAAACTACCTGCGTTGTCGGAAAAATAATCACCCGAAAAGAATGCATCTATTTCTGACGAAGGGCTTGGTGAAAGAGAAAGCAATGGAATTAAGGTTGCATGGTTCGCCAAAGATAGTTCGAAAAATTGATGCACTGCATATGGATTAGTTTGTACTTGTGGGACAGCCTGTGTCCCCGGTGGTGTCCACATAAGGTCCCTTATATTCATGTTTAATATTTCAGGTGGTAAAACCGGCATTAGATTACCTCTTAAATCTAATTCTTGTAAATTAGTTAGATTTGTCATTTCGGGCGGTAAAGAAGTTATTTGATTATCATTTAAATATAATTCTTCTAAATCAGTTAGATTTCCAATTTCGCGTGGTAAAGTGGTCAATTGATTATTTCCTAAATTTACATATATTAAATTAGTTAGATTTCCAATTTCAGGTGGCAGAGCAGTCAATTGATTATTTCCTAAAACTAAGGTTGTTAAATCAGTTAGATTTCCAATTTCAGGTGGCAGAGCAGTTAGTTGATTATTATCTAATTCTAACTCTTCTAAATTAGTTAGATTTCCAATTTCAGGTGGCAGAGCAGTTAGTTGATTATTTTTTGCATACATCATTTTTAAACGAACCACATTTCCAATTTCAGATGGCAGAGCAGTTAATTGATTATAATTTAATTGTATTAATTCTAAACGAATTAAATTTCCAATTTCAGGTGGTAAAGTGGTTAATTGATTTTTGTTTACATTTATTATTTTTAAGTTAGTTAGATTTCCAATTTCAGGTGGCAGACGTTCTAATTTATTATCATTTAAATATAAATCAGTTAAATAAATTAAAATTCCGATTTGAGGTGGTAAAGAAGTCAACTCATTCTCGTCTAAATATAATTTGGTTAAATTGGTTAAATTACCAATATCAGGTGGTAAAATTGTTAATAGGTTGTCATTTAAATATAATTTTTCTATACTAGTCAGCAGTCCAATTTCAGGTGGTAGAACATTCAATTGAGTCTCACTTAAATCTAACTCTGTTAGATTCTCGTGTGGTAAACTTGGATTATCTAACCAAGCATTAAAATTTGAATAATCCCAAGTTTCACTTAAATCTAACTCTGTTTCCTCGGGCGGTGAAGTTGGATTATTCCAGTCTAAACCTAACTCTTCCTCATTCGATAATCTTGGATTATTTAACCAAGAATTAAAATTCCAATTTGCGCTCATTTATTATTATATTATTTTTAATTATTGAATAAAAATAAAATTGATTTTAAAGAAACAAATACAAATATTATTTGTATCTATTACATTAGTGATAATTATAATAATGATGACTGAATGCCACTCTGTTCAAAGTGATTTGTCTAATTTAGAGGCACATATATTGTCTTCCGCTCACAATCCAATTAATAATGCTGAAAGTGAAACTGGAATGGGAAATGTTGCTATTAATTACGACGAAACTAACAAAAATATAAAACATTGTATCCACACATTTTGCAATCGCACATGTGTTCATATTTTCGCTCAAATAACATTTATGAGTATTTTTATGTTCTGGTATGTATTTAATATTTTGGCTGTCATTTCCATATCAGACGCAACCGTTCATCGCTATTGTTCTTCTTCCTTGCTTTGGGAATATATGCTAACCAATGTTGCCGTGGTTGGAGTGTTGTGTTTAAGAGGAATGAAAAAAAGTTTAGAACCAGAAGAAACCAATTTAAGATGTTGTTGTAAAACGGAATTATTCATTATGTTTGGAATAACCACATGGGGAGCGTTGGAGTTATTTATTGTTCCTTGTGTAGATAATGTGCAACATACATTTTTATACAAAATGACGTGTATTAATGTGGTGGGCGTTGCAACAATATATTTCTTCCTTACACTTTGGTTTATGTATCAAAGCACATTGCCTCCTTTATCTACACAGACACAAACAAACAATGAACTTGAAACATAACTATTAAGATTAAGATTAAGATTAAGATAAAAAAATAAAAAAGATGTTCATAATATAAAGGTAAAACATTAAAACATAAACAACAATGGAAATTGTGAGAACATTTGAGGATGCCTTTGCCATTGGCTCGGCGTGTTTGGCCAAAATAAACCCAGCCAAAACTCGTCCGCGTTTGATGGATGATTATACTCTTCCTTTTAATTTGGAAGATGGGCCGTGGGAAATGTCCGAAGATGTGTTGTATCAAACTCTGTCTTATATTATGAATTTTTTAAACCATTCCTGTTATATGATTTGCATCAACGGCGACGAACAAAAGATGGTGAAATTGGAAACACAGGAAACCTCGCAGTTTTTCAAGGATTTACTTTTACAGGATATTCGTGCGAAACAAGATGCAAAAATCAATTCTGCACTTTTGACCGAAACTCAGAGATTAAAGAAACTGCGAATTATGCAGTGTGTGGTGAAACCTTATGCTGCGGAGTCCAAAACCTCTGCCGAATATGAAGCACTTTTTCGCAAAATTCGTGCTCCCGATGGTGTCTATATTCTCAACCTGACAGATGCCGTTCTTTTGCGAAAAAATGGATACATTCCTTGGAAGTTGAACCGCAATGTGAAAATGCCGGTTGCCTATCAAATGGAAAAGTTCATTCCTGTGCTAAGCATTTCGGGTGAAGAAGGATATTGGGACATTCCCATTCCCAATTATGACGATGTGCAATATGTTTTGACAGAAACGCATCCTGACCCGAAATATGAACTGGTGTGGTCGAAAAAGAAAAACAAGGCGGTGTTTCGCGGTGGTCCCACAGGATGCGGAACAACGGCTCAAACGAATATGCGTATCAAGTTGGCGGAAATGGGGCTTAATCCAAAGTATGCTGATTTGTTGGATGTGGGAATAGTGTCTAACAAACCCGATACAATTGACTCAGACGCCATTCGTTATGACCCTAAACTTGGTCTTTCGTACATGCATACCCATTTGAAACCGGTTGCACGCATGCCGATGAGCGACCAAAGTCATTTCAAATACATTATTCACATTGACGGAAACGTGCATGCATATCGTCTTTTAACAACGATGCGAACAGGGTCGCTCATTTTGCGTGTGAAAAGTGATTATCAGTCTTGGTTGGACCATGTGTTTGAAGAATATGAGGCGCGGGGTGAGCGAATGTTTATCAGTGTTCGTGCGGATTTATCGGATTTAATTTCCAAAATTGAGTATTGTAATTCTCATTCAGAGGAATGCCGACTTATTGCTGAAAGAGGAGCAAGGTTTGCTGAAATGGCAATGACACCAGCATATGTTGTGAATGCGATTGAAGCCGTCATGTGGAAGCTTAGTGATAATCTTTTAAAGGTGGGCGATAAAATTGGATATATACCACAACCGAAACACGAGCAATATGCGGTGGTGGGCGACGAAGACGACAAACGATATTTCGTAAAGGAAGAGGGCGAAAAAAGATGGCATTCCGACCCACTCATTCAGTCAATTATGAATATGAATGTCCGTAATTCAGAGGATGTTTTGTGTGTGTTGCAGGATATGTGTTTCAGCACATCTTTAAATTCGGCTGCGGGTACGGGTCCAAAAGATGGCGGCGAATGCATCACAGAAGAAATGGCGGTCAATCGCATTTCCACTGATTTATTTCAGCAGTTTTATCATTATTTCGACAATGCCTATTTTTTGTCCAAAGATGAACTGGATAATTCCATTGAAAAAGAGGCGAAATATAGTGATTATGTGTATCCCATTTTGGAACATATACAGACGGCTGCGCAATTAGTGTATAACAACTCTCAATACCAATTGGGAAAAACAGCCGCTGCTGTTATGCTACCTGTATCGCCTATTCAAGAAATGGTGAATTTAATTATAGCCGACACAGATGAATCACGAAAACGAAGATTGGTTGTTAGTTTGGTCGAAAGTCAAAAATATGTATATCAAGGTGTCGCAACCGAAGACAGCACCGTTTATGCAGGCGAAAAGGAAAATGTGTGGTGGTATTATTGTATTCAAACACACGTGAAATTATTGCCGAGGTTTTTATATGTATTGGCGACTGCTGTTTTGCGAAACCCTCGGGATTATGATGTAATTCGCTCTAATTTAATTCAGGAAATCGGGGAACAAACAGATGACGGCATCTTTGACAAACATACAGGGATGCTTATTGAACGAATACCCTTGGTTGCAATGGAGACTTTTGACGAAAGTGGTTTTAAAATTCAAACGGGTGCGGTGTTTGAAGATGCTGATGGCGATGCAGATGGAGATGCTGATGGCGATGGCGAAATTCGCAGAAATCCTTTGTTAGTGGAAACAGACGAAGAAAAAAGAATTTCCGCAGTGGAAGATATGTTATTTAATGAATTTGAAAATGAAGACGGACATTTAGAACTGGAAACAACCGATGATGGTTTGTTAGATAGTAGAAAACAAGTCTTGATGGATGATGACAACCAACAAATCACTTTGGACATTACCGGTAATAAAATTCTGGATATTCTCAACGACCAAACATTTCGTCTCAAATTCTCTGTCCCCATTGTGGAAACCTTTGATATGTTGATGACTGAATTGACGGATAAATTACCCGATGCGTACGAACAATATTTGCTGAAAAAACCGAAAAATGTGTCTAGTCGCGAAGACTACATTGCTATTCAAAGAACCACCTATATTCTTATTTTGTATATTTATATGGTGGAGTTATTTGTGTCAAAAAAAATCATTTTGCAAAAGATTGGCGACACAAAAGAGGACCGCGAAAGCAATGCATCTCTTACCGACATGCTTACACTTTATCTTTCTAAACGCGTAATTCATATTTTTAAAACGCTGAAAAAAGAACGCAAGGCGTGGCCGGCGAGTTATATGAATTTGATAATGGAGACGTCGCAAAAACACAAGTTAATTGCAGCTTTGATTGCAGCGAAACGCGGCGATGTTTTGAAAGAAACGCTTACCGCTCAATTAAAGCATAATATAGAGCAGGAATTATCATTACGATATGTTGCAAAAACAAAGGCCATGATGCCACAGACCAAATGGCCGCAGTTTTTGCCCCCGCAAAATCCGCAGGATTTATTCGGCATTGAAGCATGTGCCGAACTTGGAATGATTGCTGAGGTAGCAGCGGCTAAACGCGGAAACGCGGTTCAACCCCAGTATTTATTTGCAAGAATGATATTCTTGTCCTTTTGCATTCAAAGAACCATTCAGGCATTGTTAAACACGGATAAATATCGCGACTCGCTACTTTTGAATATCAAAATCTATAATCAAATTAATTCGTGCTGTGTGCAACAAGTGATTGAAGACAAAACAAAAGAGAATGGAAAAATACGATTTGGAGCAACCTTGGAGTTTTTCAATAAAAATAGCCCCAATGAAGATTTAATTGAAAGATATGATGACTTTGTGAAGAAAATAGAGAAGCAACTGGCAACAATGCGGTCAATGTCGCGGAGTTTTTTGTCCAATGTAGACACGGAAATCGCATATCCTATTTTACCACATAGACTGAATGAGATTGTTATGGAGGAGGGAATTGATTTTTTAATGAAAATTGGTCTCATTAAGACCGGTCCAAATCCCGATACAACACTGCAAAAGCAATTCATGCAGGATTATATGTTATTTTCGCGTTTGACTATGAATGCTCCGCCGGAGTTTGCAGAAGTGAAACGACCCATTATTCAACTCATTTCAACTTTAAAAGTGCAGGAAGAAGTGGGGCTGTCGAAAGAAGACCTAGGTTCGCTGTTGAGTGCGTTTTACACGAACGGAACAAAGAATGGTGATGAAAACGACATTTTAATAACTTTGAAACGATTAGCAACTAACAAATTGAAAAATATGAAAAAAATAAAACGCCAACAATTGGAAAAAATATTCAAAAAAATGGATATAAGTGTGTTGTTTGCATCTAAAAAAGGCGATGAAGATGCAGAAGCTGATGTAGACACAGACACAGATGCAGATATTAACGCAGCATATACTTATTTAACCTTTTTGCGAAATTATGTGCTGTTGATTGGCCGTGTTTTTCCCGAAATGTTTAACAGCGGTGCTTTTAATAGATATGTATTTTCGCAGTATTTGCCAATAACTAAGCAAATGGATAAAAAAAACTCAAATCCGCACAGCAGTTGGTATGATTTTTCGAACGTTCATATGGGCAAAATACATAATATGTTAGAAAAACGATACGAAAAGGTGGTAAATTACACGAAAAAATACAAAGATAATGACAATGATGTCATAGCCCCGTATTTTGAACAAATAATGCATGATGCAGAACCATGGATAGAATTGGCTCGCACCACTTATTACCAGCCAGCAAAACAAGAAACAACGCAATATACATTTCAAGTAATGCAGGCGTTGTTTGAATATTATATTTCCAGCATTTTTGAAATTTACGATAAGAATTACGATGAAAAAGCGAAAGATATGGATGATGAAAATGAGGAAAATGAACTGGAACAACTGGCGGACGCACATCAAACCCTGTTGGATTTTTCTTTGGAATATTTATCTAAAACGGCTGAAATAGATGTTATTGACCGCAATTATTCCAAAGTGATGGATGTGGTGTTTAAGCACAAGGAAAATGAAAAGAATAAGTTTCGTAAGCGTTTGGAAAAAATGAGCCGTGATGAGCGAATGATTTACCAAGAGGAACGGAAACTAGGCATTGGTGAATATAATGCTAAAAACTATGCAGGATTAAAGAAATATGATGCCGCGTTTTATGACAAGACCAAAGAAGTAAGAGAAGAGTTGCAGGAACAAGAGGATAATGACTTTGACGAAAAGGAGGCCGAATTAATGGTGCGTGGAGAAGAGGAAGAAGAGGATGGAGATTATAATAATGTGTTTGAAGATGATGGATATTATTAATTTTCTTTTTCTTTTGTTTGTTAGTTAAAGCAAAAGAAAATTAAGAAAATGAAATGAAAAATTGAGAAAATGAAAGGAAAACAAAAACAAAATAAAACAAAAATACTTAAATACATTATCTATTATAGTGTAATAATTGTTAGACAAATGATACGTTATAACTACAATTACGACATTTGTTATCATAACATTTATATTGAATTGGCGAAGAAAATCCTAACCCGAGCCAACAATTCTTTAATTAATGAAAATAGTATTACGCTTGACATGATTGCCGAGGCAGCCTTTGCTGCAGAAGAAGAGGAAAATGAAGCAGAGCGAATGAAAAATAGTGCTGTTGCAACATTAGATGAAGGAGCGGTGGCTGACGATGCTGCTGCCAATGACGAAACAGATGTAGTTTTGCCACACCATGAAGAAAAGCCCAAGCAAAATGCGAAACGAGGAAGAAAGAAAAAGGAAAGGAAAAAAGAAGAGGTTGAACTTGAACCAGCACCAGAAAGTCAAGTGGAGGAAACAGAAGATACAAAAGTGAATGATAATGATAATGCAGTTGCTACAGATGCAACTGAAAATGTAGATGAAAATGTAAAAAGGGAAGGTGAAGAAAATGAAGATGAAATATATGAAAATTACACTTTTCGTGATTTGCACTACATTTGTTTGAAAGTATATCAGCAGGAATTGTTAAAGGTCGCAGAATTAGAAAAAACCGATGTTATTTCGGAGTTTGGAAATAGATTGGATTTAATTTGGGACAAGATTTTTGTAGAACCTGGTTGCGAACAACGTTTTAAAGATTTAATTATTAATTACCAGAATTCCATTTTAAAGGGAATGAAATGCATCAAGGGTATTCACAAGATATATTTCGGACTGATGTTTGATTTCAATATTTTTCACATTATGCACCGATGTTTGAAGGAATTTTTGACCCAAGACAAGGTAATCAGTGAGAAAATGCTGGATGAATTGGAAGAAGAATTGGAACGGCAAATGGCGTTTAACATTCGGCGAAATGCAAAGAATAATGACCATGAGAATTGCGATGACGATTCATATCATGAATTTTTGAGATACATGGCCGAAATGGGAAAAATGGAGGAGAATGAATTTTTGAGTTAATGTATACGTGAGTGCGTAAAAATAAGAAAAATAAAATATTGTGTGGTGTTGATAGCAGGATAGCTCAGGGGTAGAGTGCCGGGCCCATAACCCGGAAGTCGGTGGTTCGAAACCATCTTCTGCTAACAATGTGTATATTTGTTGGAATTGTATTTGTTGTATTTTATTGTTAGATGTTTTATATTTTTGATTTTTGTTAGGAAGTGTAAATAAAAAATCAAAAATAAAAAATCAAAAATCAAAAATAAATATTGAAGAAATAATAATGTATACATTGATTGTTGAGCCATATTATAATACTTTTACCCAGTGTTATCAAAACATCATCACTATTAATATGTTGCCCAAGGGTCCATTGCGTGCTTTGGTGCGACGTATTCAGTTTAATAAATTAGGACCAAACTATGATTATTCGCAATGTTCCAATCCCCGTAAATGCGGGTTGGCTCTTGTGGCACGTGATTCCACTTGTTGCAGAGCTGGAACACGTGTTGGCAAATGGGGTGACTCATGGATGACACCGGACGCCATTCCTGATTTATTTTCGTTTTTAAGTGCGAATGGATACATCATTGATACATCCATTACAAATATGATGAGCTTGAATGATATTAAAATGAACAACAATCAAAAGATATTGTGTTTTGTGTCGTATAAAAAGAGTAAATGAGGTAAACCAGGCGAATGAGGTAAGTAAGACAAGTAAATAAATATATAACAAAACAATAAAATATAGATTTATTTATTCTTTCGTTTAATTAAAACTAACAAATCTTAAAATTTCTAAAAATATAAAATGAACCATCATCATCCTTCAATGACCCATAATCCATTAATTACATTTTCTGATAATAAACCGAAAAAGTTTGGTTTTATTTTAACACGACATGTAAATTCACACAAGACCAACAAATACTGGATGCGGTCTGTTTCGTTGCTGAATAAATTATATCCCGATATTCCAGTGGTAATTATTGATGATAATAGCAATTCTTCTTTTTTGACTGCAAAAGAAGACACCAATCTTAATCTAAAAAATCTCACCATTATTCAGTCTGAATATCCCGGACGCGGAGAATTGTTGCCATTTATTTATCTGTTGAAATATCGCTGGTTTGAGGCTGCAGTAATGATGCACGACGGTGTATTCGCTCACAAAAGAATAGATTTTATGAATGGGAAAACACCCGATGTCCTGCCACTGTGGCACTTTCCGTATAATACCGATGCAGGACACGATAACTTTCGCAATGTGCTTCGCATTTCACATTATTTAACTAATTCAAACATAATAAAACATAAATTATTAACACAGAAACCCCAAGCTATCGGAATGAATATGAATGTTCGTGGCGACCCAAATGCATTTCACTTGTGCTTTGGCGTTCAAACTTTTATTAAACTGGCATTTTTAGAACACATTGAAAGAAAATACAAAATTACGGGACTTATTCCTGTGGTACGATGCCGTGATGACCGCTGTGCTTTGGAGCGAATTATGGGTTGCATTTTTCACGCCGAACGCCCACATTGTTTGAATAAAACCCCTTCTTTGTTCGGCCACATTTTAAAGCATAAGAATGCATATAAATATGATTACATGCAATACATGGCAGATATGATGCGAAATAGAATTCCGGGATATTTTGTCAAGGTTTGGTCAGGAAGATAATTAAAAATGAAATAAAATGAAACACATACATATCATCATAAATCTAGTTTATGACGATATGTATTGTTATTGGTGTGGAGAGAAAATATCAAGTTATGAAATACATAAAAGATTTGAAATGGCGTGTGTTTCACAATGCCAGAAATTTATGTATTTATATAGATGTGATAAATGCAACAAAGGATATGATTACAAAAATATAAAATATCATAAATCCATATATAAATTTGTATTGGAACAAATTAACAACAAAAATGAAATAAAACTAAATTAAAAAATAACATAAGATTGTGCGTGCATAATGGGAATACCAAGTTATTTTTCGTATATTGTAAAGAATTATCCCCATATTTTATCCAAATTTAAACCCAATGCAAAAGCAGTGGATAATTTATATTTGGATTGCAATTCCATTATTTATGATGTGTTTCATAAATTATCTGCATCGGCAACAGGAGCAACCATGAGTGAAGACGAAACTGCACAACAAATTATCCGCGGAACAATTTCGAAAATACAAGAATATATTTTGGCAGTTCATCCGCGAAAAACAACTTATATTGCGTTTGATGGTGTTGCCCCCGTAGCGAAAATAGAACAACAGCGTACTAGGCGTTACAAGTCGTGGTATCAGACCGAAGTAAGCAAGCATATTTATGGCGACAAAAATAAAAAAAATACTTGGAGCACATTGGCTATCACGCCCGGAACACGATTTATGAGTGAATTAAATACGCAAATTAATGAGGCTTTTAAAAGAAAATCTGGAATTATTGTTAGCGATAGCTCCGAGCCGGGCGAAGGAGAGCATAAACTCTTTGATTACATTCGTCAAAATCCGCAGAAACACGAAAAAGAAACCACTTTGATTTATGGTCTAGATGCGGATTTAATTGTCCTTTCTATTTGTCATTTGCAATATGCACCCAATCTCTTTTTGCTGCGCGAAAGTCCGCATTTTCATATGGATAATTTAGAACCCGACACGAATTATTTGCTGAATATTGGCGAACTGAACGCGAAAATAGATATTAACAGCCATGATTATATTATTTTGACGTTTATGCTCGGCAATGATTTCTTACCCCATTTTCCCGCTGCCAACATTCGCACAGGTGGAATGGATAAATTGATGATTGCATATCGGTCGCTGTTTTTGGGATACGACAATAACAAAAGTAATTTGGCTGGAAATGATGGTTCCATTAATTGGTACAATATGCGACTATTAATTGCTACTTTGGCTGGAAAGGAAGAAGAGTTTCTGCGCGAAGAACATCAATTGCGAAACCGACGCGAATATACTTATCCCATTCATAGTGCAGATGATAAGTTTAAAAAATTTGAAGCAACACCGACATTTGAACGAGACTTGGAAAAACACATTGAGCCTTTTAAAAGAGATTGGCAAAAACGATATTATGAGAATTTATTTCCGTGTTTTGATGGCGTTGTTGCAAATGTATGCAAAAACTGGTGCGAAGGCATAGAATGGAATTTCCATTATTACACACAGGGATGCTTGGATTGGAGATGGACGTATCGGTATTATTATCCGCCCTTATTTGCAGATTTGAATGCATTTTTATTGGACAAAACGGTAAATAATGCTACTACATTTGTATCTTTTATGAAGACACAAACACAAAGCGTGTCGGCTACATTAACCAGAACAAATAGACCAGTGTCTTCATTGGTTCAATTGTGCTGTGTTTTGCCGTATGCGGGATTGGTTCATTTACCTCCTGAATTGCGGAAAAAATTGATTGAAGAACGACCGGAATGGTATAAAACGGATTGTCCGTTTTTGTGGGCTTATTGTCGGTATTTTTGGGAAAGTCATGTGGTTATGGAACATATTGATATAAGTGTAATGGAAAAAATGGTATAATAGTGTAAAAATAAAAAATGAAAATAAAAATGGTTAATAATAATACCTTTAAACACGGATAATAATTTATTTTTATCATTATTATTAACAATGGCAGATACTAGTGTTTGTGATAAAGAATGTGGTATTTGTTGGAGAAATGATGAAAACATGTTGCTAACAACAAGTTGTAATCATAATTTTTGCAGAATATGCATGCCAAGAATTGATGAGTGTGCGTTATGTAGACGACCATTACAATTGCATAAAAAATTTAAAGAAAATATGCACAAAATAAAAAAATCCCGCATATCAAGTTTTTATAAACTTGGTAGTAGATATGAAAGTGTCAGTTTTAGTGTATGGGAGGGTGCAACAGTGATGGCACCTACCACGCTTCCAGAAGTTTTGGTTTTATATCAGCCCTTCAATCAAGAAGATTCTATTTTATTCAATCCGCACTATCATCAAACCATTACTCAAACCCTTGGAAGAATAACAAGAAATAGAAATAGACAATATCCTACCGTCCAAGAAATAATGACCACTCTAAATTGCACCGAGGATACTGCAAAAGATGTGTTATTAGTATGTGAACAGTCCCATAATATAAATATAACCAATGTATATCAAACATTAAGAAACAATGATGGAGACCTTGTAAATACTATTATGGAATTAACAATTTAGTTTAATTAAAAGAAAGTGCCCCTAAATTCATAAATCCTTTTTTCTTTTGCGGTGTGGGAACATTTTTTTCCATATTATAAAGTTTGTAGTAATCATCGTAATAATGGGCGTCATCGTTTTGAATAATAACATCCGAAAATGGGTCCATTAATTTACGAATAAATTCATTCATATTTTCTGGATTACTCTTTTGCGTCTTTTTGCTCACCCAAAATGTGCTCGCGCGTTTTATCTCTGCATCTTTGATTTCTTTGTGAAACATTTGGTCAATAATAGAAAACGCCGATTTCAACAAAATAATTTCATTCACTAAATTGCGTTTCTTTTCAAATAATTTAATTACAATTTTTGCAATCGTTTGCAATTTTGATTGCTGTTTATGTGTAGGACTGGCATCGCATTTTAAAAAAGATGTTTCGTATGCTTGTTTTAATTGCGTGAAATGTCGAATTTCGTTTTTCACGGTGGTTAAATCTGTGATGGTTCTTTTGCGCAGGTCATCAATTCGTTTAATCACTGAAAAAATATTGGTGTTGTAAATAATGGGATAACGCAACCGCACAATTCGCGGAATAATAAACTGGTTTGTTTCTTTAATTTCAGCAATCTTGTTTTCCACTTCATTCATTTTCTTTTTCATTGTTTTTTCAAATTCTCCCTTTTTATGGATAATTTGTTTTTTCAATTCGGCTCGCACTTGTTCGTTATCTTTTGTCTGTTCTAATTCGTATTCTAACTGCTGGATGTCGCTATTACTAAACAGCAAAATAGAACCAGATGTGAATTCAACGGTGCTTTGAAGTTTATCATATTGATGCGATGAGATTTTATGTGCCTCGGATGCAGCATCCAGTTTTAAATAATTAACAACAGCAAGTAAAAAGGCAATAACGCCATTAAGAGCAGAAATAAAGATAACTCCCCAAGCATAATTATGGGTTAAAAAACTCGTCAAAACTGTTGCAGCAGTAGAAAATAAAATGGCAGGCATCATGAATATATTCAGTTGTTTTTCGCAATAAAATTTGGACTCCATATAGAGAATTTTGTGGCCTTTGAGATAACTCGCAAGAATATCCAGAGCACTGCTGTATTTATCGTTAATGTCGAAATACAGGCGGTCAATTTTATATTCAACATCTTTATAATCTAATTTATGAATGCGACCGACATTGGCAGTGCTGTCATCCATTGAACCATTCCCAACATCATTGTCGCGTTTATTATTTTTATCTCCCAAGCGAAAATCAGACATTAAAATAATATTTTCATCATCGGAGTCCACATAGGAACGTTCTTCGGCGTCAAATTCGGGTGATGAATATTTCTTTTTCATAGTTTTATTTAAATTTAAATTTTTAATATTCATTCTGGTCGATTCTGTATTTTCATGAAAAAATGGCGGTGGAGAACCATCTTTATAATAAAATCCTCCTTCGAGTTCATCCATCATATTATCATCTTCTCCATAATTTTCGTATTCATTGTCCTTATAATTTCTTTCTTCATAACTATGTTTACCTCTGTTGTCCCAAGGTGATTGGTTTTTTCTTGGTGTTGTAAATATCTTTTCTTTTATTTTTAAACTTATGTTATCTATGTTATCTATTTTGGGAGTTCCAGTTTTATTTGCTAATGCTGGTTTTACTTTTTCTTTTTTATTTTTTTCCTTTTTTTCTTCCTTTGTCTCTTCTTCTGTCTCTTCTTCTTCCTCTTCCTCTTCTTCCTCTGTATCTTCCTCTTCTTCCTCTGTATCTTCCTCTTCTTCCTCTGTATCTTTCTCTTCTTCCTCTGTATCTTCCTCTTCTTCTTTCTTTTCTTTCTCTTTTTCCTCTGTTTTCTTTTTCTCCTCTTTATTCTCTTTTTGTTCTTTTTCTGTTTCATTTACCTTTGATGTATTAGTGTATACTAACAAATCTCTTTTAAAAGATTCACCATCATCTGAAAAACTACATGTTGCGGTTCCAGAAGGATGTGGTTCCATAGAAGAAAAGTATTTATTGTATAAAGAGATTAAAAACACTGTGAAATATGTATTATATATTATTATACACACAATTCTAAAAATTTACAT